TCAAAGTTATACAGGTCACCATTATACTTGGTTGCCAGATTCTCAAACTCAGACTGACGGTCTGAACCTACGATGATATTGACGTTGCGATACCCTTGCTCATCTGCCGTGGTGAGAACGTTGAAGATGGACCTCATCTCGTCATCATTTACAATATTCTCCGAATAATCAGGGAACATCTTCTTCATAAACGAAACCTTCATGTCAGGATCTAGAGGATTCTTCTTAGCATCCTGGGAACGTGAAGGATAGATCTTCAGGTCTTCACCTTGTGCTGCTTTCTTGGCCGCGGCAAGTAACTTACCATGTCCTACAGTAGGCGGATTGAAACGACCGAAAGCAACGGTCAGGGTTCCTGTAGTCTCCCCAGAAGTTTGATCTCCCTCACCTGTTTCTGCTTTCTTGCCAGTCGTCTGAGTTGTAGGTTTCTTAGTCTTTGCTTCAGGTTCTGCTTGTGCTGCTCTTGGTTTTGCACTTGGTTCATCTTGACCTTTTGCTTTCTTCTTATCTAAAAACTTTAACTTACCGTCTTCAGTGGTCGCAACAAAATTACCACGGGTGTCCAACCAACCTCCATGGCCATCACTTTTTAAGTTTAGTTTTTTCGCCTGCATCGACGCTTGTGATTGCGCCTCATTTAGGAACTGAAATAAACTTTTCATTTATATTGATAATCCTTATACATTATTTAGACTTCGTATCTAATAGAGATTGCATTTTGTCTTACTCCATTCTTTCTACCACGACCTTTGAGTGAGAGTCTAACTCCAGCGATCTTCATAACGTCTTTAACAACTTTATCTGTAATTGGTTTGACACCATCTTCAGTAAACAAATGATCAGCAGCTCTATCGTCTCCTTTAAAAAGCATATTTCCTGTCATACATTCTTTTGTTAATTCAAACTTAAAGGTTTCATATGCCTCATCTCCTGTTGGTGCCTTCTTTGACCCTAAAACCATTTGAAGTTGTTCATTAATTCCACCAGATTTTTTAACATCACTCATTAATCTTTTTGCTGTTGATTGATCCATGGTGCCGGTAGAATTTTCAAACTTATTTGCAATATGTTCAAAAATTAGTTGCAAATTTCCAAGAGAATCAATACTCATATTGTTTTTACCAAAATCTTTTGCAACTTTTTTTAATACCTTAGTAAAAACTTGAATTGATTTATCAACTCCTGCACTAGTTAATTGATAAGACTTTCCCCACTTCATCGAACATTTATATTTTTTGTTGCCTACCTTAAAAAGTATATCGGTTTTAGGTTCCTCACCACCACCACTCATTTTTTTAAATGACCTAAAATAATCTTGACGATTGCTTTCACCATTAGGAGCTAGATCTAAAACTATTTGCTCGGCTTTTTCTTTTATATCTGAAGGTATCAAAGACCATCTATTAGCAGCATCAGCAAAGTTTGATTCTTGCTCAGCGTTTCTTTGTAGGATTCTAGACATTGCAACATACATTACTGCATGTTCAAATTGTAGACCCTTGTTTGCCATTTTTATTTTTATTTATTATGAGAGTTTTCCATGAGGTGCAAATCTCTTTCCAACTTTAAGAGACATGTAAAGCAAATCTGTCCAGAATTCAGATCCCGCGTTTGATACATCATTGAAAAAACTAAGTTGCATCAATTTTGATTGTGCTATCGCTCTTTTTTTAGCATCGTTAGATTCAAACATTTCTCTAATGATAGTTTCAAATTGATTATAATTATTAGTTCCCTTAATATATTTTTTCAAACTATCATACATCTTTTTGTAATTACGTTTATCATCAGTAAATTCTTCAACAGTTTGCGGAAACTCTTGGTGTTTATTAGTAAAAAGTTTTTTACTAGTTGTTGATTTAATCAAATCCTCAACCAAATTTACAGGAGCAGCACCGCCTTTACCACCACTTCCCTTAATTACACTTTCATATTTTAAATTAGAAAATTTTTTTCCAGGTGTTCTTATAATATAAGTTGTATAATCAGCAAAAGTAACATACGCGCCTTGAATCATTCCATCTTTTGAAGGAGATGTGTCTATTTCAATTTTTATATCCTTCATCTTTATTTTTTCTACATCTGCAAATTCGATGTCCTTTGGATTTACGTTGACATACTTAAATTTTGCTGTCTCTCTATCATTAATTTTTTTAAGTGACAAACCAATTAGTTTATTTTGATCAATCAATTTATAAAGAACATTATTAAACTCAGTTAATGTTTGACCCTCACCATCTATCGCATCATCAATCATTTTTTTTACATTTGCCTTATCCTTTACTGCCCATATATCTGCAGGATTCCAAGTTTCATATTTACCAACAGGGACTTGACCACGAACTGTATTAACACTTACCCTCTTTAATTCATTTTTAATAAATGACATGAAGTCTTGTCCACCATGTTCAAAAACATCCCACTGAGCTGGTTGAAACTGTTTGAAGAATGCTTTTTGATGTTCAAAATAACTATGGACCCACTCATTTATTTTACCCTTATAAGTAGATCCAAATATTTTTTCCAAACCTTTATAGGTTTCCGTGTCATTTATAATATCTTTTGCACTTTCAAACTTCTTATTCTTTTTAAGAACTTGCGTCAGAATAAAAGCACTCCCTTCTTCTTGAATTGCAGTTTTAACAGCTGACCCACTACTTTTTTTACCTGCTTTGGGTCTTTGTTTAAAAGAAATATAAACTTCTTCTGGATTTATTCGTAACCTACCGTCTCTTGTAGATAAAATCAGTCTCTTGCCTTTTTCAAATTTTTTCTGTAAGAGTTTTTTTACTTCATCGATAATCACAGGTTTACCAGACTTTTTTGTAGACGAAATATACTCTACTTCAATACCCTCTCTTCCAGGCACTGCAAAGTCATCAACTTCATCAATAACGGAATTTTTTAAATCACTATTTTCAAGACTAGATAAGTAAAAAAGAACATCCGTGAAAAATTTTCTAGACATTTATAATACTTTTTAAAAGTATTTATTATGGAGTTATGGGGACTCGAACCCCAAACCCCCTGCTTGCAAAGCAGGTGCTCTACCAATTGAGCTATAACCCCGAAAAAAGAGGATCACTCCCCTTTGTTATTTTGCGTAAATTGCATCTTCATTTCTTGTAAACCAGAGTCCCAAAGTATAGCGATGACCATATACTTTTTTTACACCGTGAAGCAAATCTGATGGAAATATTACTAACTTACTTTTTTCAGGAGTGCATACTTTATTTTCGGTAGGAAAGAAAGTTTCTCCACCATTATAACCATCATTCAGATAACACACAGCAGTGTAATTCCTATTTGAAAGACTACCCTCATCATATGTATATTTGGCGTTATCTACATGTGCTTCCATATCCATTCCTGGTTCCCAGTGAACGATGTCCCAATGTTCAATAAACAAGAAAGGTTCTTTGTAGAATAATTTTGAAGCAATTTGTGTTACTTTAAGTTCAAACACTCGTAATTGAGATACAATTTTTGAGTCTTGAACTTGAGATGGACAGATAACCCTATTATTAAAAATAGGATGATTCATTTTTCTTTTTGAATTATAAGGATTGTCATGATACCTAATTAGGTCATCACATAATTCACCATTAATAAAATTGGGAACTTCATAAATCATGCTATCTGATCACAAATCTCCTTCCTTACGGTTTTCAGATTTGTGAACATCAAAACTACCACCAGGATAACGAGACTGAAGTTTCTCAACATTCATCTCAATAACTTCATCGAAGGTGGTGTCGAGTGCCATACATGCCTGTGCCAGATACCAGCAGATATCACCAAGTTCACGTTTCATGTGAAAGACATTCTCTTCGTTGTAGGGTTTACCCTGCAGGAAGATCTTCTTCACAACTTCAGTAAACTCACCAGACTCAGCAGTCAAACCAAGTGCAGCAGTCATCAGTTGAGTGACATTACAGTCATTCACTTCTAGTTCACTCAGTCGAGCAGCAAGAATAGGCCAGTCAAGACTAGGAGGACTGGTGACTCCTTCAACGAATTCAAGATACTTAGTGGTGTCAACTGTCATAATTTGCTTTAGGTAAATCTGATTGCTGTAGATGTAATTTTTGTCCTTTGATTTCGATGGTCTCAACCTCTCTCCAGGATCCACCAACTCCACCATCCATGTTGACTATGATGTCTTTGGTGGGAAGTTTAGGTCTCTCAAGAAGTTTAGTTTCAACAATCTCGCCAGGGAGAGGATTGAACTGGAAATAATGACCATCCCATCGACGGTTTCTCATACCAATAAGATTGACTGCATCTCTTTCTTGTCCGCAGTCAGCGATCTTTTCTCCTCTAGGATTGAATACTGAATAGTAACCCCTCATGAGAATTTAAATCCCTCAAATGATTTTTTTGATTTTGATTCTTCATAATTATACTCTTCATCCTGACCGCTGTCAAGAATGTCATCTTGTGCTGTCTGCTCACAATCATAAAGACGCATCTTGGCACGGTCGATACCGACTACAAAACGCTTGAAGACCGAGAGATCATTATATCTATTCTTCAATTGCTTCACCATAATTTGCCCGAGTCCTTCAAGATCTTCAGTTGAAATAAGGGCAAACATAAGATCAGCAGTAGCAGGGAGACCAAAGGACTCA